GGACGCTTGTGTCCCACGCTGCTTTCAGCTTTGTTATTGTGTCTGCCTTATCAATCGCAGAATTTGCTGGCGCATCACGCAAGGCTTTTTTCTTTGTCACAGATGCAGTCTTTGCAGATGCGTCATCTGCCTCCAGCGCCTTCATATACACGACATCCTCTGCATCCAGAAGCGGCTGACGCACTTCACGGATTTTGTCCTTAAAGATAACCTTTGCGGCAGTCATGTCTTCACTGATGACTTTGCCAGACAGCACCCAAGCACCACGGAAATGACGGTCACTGGGCATTCTTGTTGTTTCAGCAGCATCAATCTGCTTTCCGTCTTTATCTACAATATATGTTGTTACAGCCATGATGTTCTCCTATGCGGCCTTTTCTTCAGTTTGTAAATCGTCTGATATCTTCCAAGCGTTGCGCCACTCACGGGTAGCTGGTAGCTGATCTTTGCGGCAGATAACTATTTTAGGTTTGTTGCCCTCGTTCCATGTCTGCCAGATATGCTGTGGTATATCCTTCATAATCAAATAATTTACCCAGCCACCATATGGGCCAGTGGTTTCTGTCATTGGGCCAACAGGCTCTGTGTTGTGCAGTAAATAACCCCTTGTATGTTTCACAAAGTCAGGTTGCGCCTCATCCTTTGCCAACTCCCAATAGCTCTCGACCGGCGGCAATACGCCCCCATTTTCGGCTGCGGCAACCCAATTTAAGTCTGGAACAAGGATTTTAGCAGGGGAGTCTATATCGTTTGGGTCTTCAAAAACAATTCGGATATCTGACTGCACACCGTCTAGGTTTTCTTTTGCCCAGCACAAACGGTCAAACAGGTGTGTGCCTTGAAACTCTGGTGTTTCAATCATGCTAATATATCTCCAAAAGCAGCGTTATTCATATCAGTACAGTCTGTAGCAGACCCATTTTCAAAGTGAAGGTGTTTATATTGTGTAGTCGATTGCTCCTCATTCGTGTTTGAGGTAGTGTTTGCCGTTGCATTTTCGCCCTGACCGCTTAATATTATACTATGTAGATCTTTTAGCGCACTTGTAACATTTATTCTAAATTCACCGGGATTATCATCGGTTAAAGAAGATACATTATGACTTCTGCGTATAGCGCTTGGATCAAAAGTTACTAATACTTTAGCTGTGCCATGTATAAGATTCTGCGTTTCAAGTGATCCAGCAGTACTGTGTTCTATTTGGTCTGCTTTAATTTTTCCATGTGCCATTACGCAATATCCCCCGCCATCATAAATGTAACATCTTCATCAGAACCGCCACTTATAACTCTAAAATGTTTGGTTGAAGTAGATTGCGTCCCATCATTTACTATTGACCTAGCACCAGTAGTTGTACCGTCTCTGTTTCCAGCATATCCCGCTTGTGCTGTTGCATCATTTGAAAAGTTATTAGTAAAATTTAATTCAAATTGAAGCGCACCACCATCACCAATTGAAGAGACATTAAGGCTATCTCCTACACCAGAGTTTCTTTTTGTTGGTGGGTTTGTGTCATCTATGCTAATCCAAACTTTTAATAACCCTTCTTGCAAAGACTGCGTAGCACTAGCGCCAACTGTTAAGTTAACAGTCTTAGCAGTGCCTCGACCAGTGAGCTTGTCTGTTTTTACCTCACTCATGCTAAGTCTCCATGAACATTAATAGTCAAATAATTGTCTTGACTTGAATCATTTTGATGTTGACTTGCAGTGGTAAAAGACCCCGAAGCATATGCAGATGATGCAGAAAAGCGACTATACCGAGAATTACTTCCGTTTAATCCTGTATAGTGAGAATTTGTAATAGATGCATATTGAGTACTAGACATATTATTAGTAAGTGATGTTGAAAAAATTCCTGTGCTAGTATCACTAAAACTGCTTACGTTGAAGGTGTCACCACCAGTATTTGCACCAAGTTTATCACCTCTTTGGTCAAACACACCAAACGCCTTTGCCGCACTTTGCTTAGTCAGCGTAGCCGCACCACCGGCGGTGCTTTGGATTGTATCTGCTTTTAATGTACTCATCTAAACCACCGTGTAAGTTTCGCCAGAGCCGACTGTAACAGTTACCCCTGAGTTGATAGTTATTGGCCCAGCAGACATAGCGTTTTTGCCATTGGTTATTGTGTAGTTTGTTGTTACCGTCTGGCCGTTTTCATAAAACACTTGGTCTGAGCCGCCGCCAGTTGCACCAGCCGATATGCCTGTAAGACTCGACCCATCAATGGCTGGTAATGCACCTGTTAGTTGTGTAGCTGCTATGCTTTTGTTTGTTAGTGTCTGTGTTGCTACAGTGCTGACCAGTTCACCATCGCCGCCGGGCGGTAGCGTAAGCGTGTTTGTCACACTAGCAGAGTGCGGTTGCGCCTTAACAGTTTGACCATGAGTATTTACTTCACAGTTAAATACTATAGTGCCGGGATTTGTATTACCTTTAAGAACTGTTTTGCCAGTGCCATTTGGATTTAACTCAATATCAGCATTAGATGTGGTGACAATATCTTTGCCATTCATATCAAGATCACCGCCCAATTGCGGTGATGTATCGCCTACAACATCAGACAAGCCCCCACCAGCACTACCGTCCGAACCACTGTAACTAAAATCAACGCGGATGCCATCAGAGTTGCTGAAGCTACCGTTGCTTGCGAGATGCCCAACTGGAACCTTGGTATAGCCTGATGCGTTTGTGACCGCGCCTGTCACTTTGAACAACGCAAAGGTTGCTGGCGTACCTTCTTTCTCAATATGAATAATGCCTCTGGCTGTAGAATTGACCGCATCATCAAAACTCTGAACAAATGTAGATATAGTTGCACCGTTGTCGTCTACATCGTCAAAGTACATCTCAGTGACAGAAGCGATAGTGCCGTTGTTCAACGCCAGCTTGCCAGCACCGGGGTCAGCGTCAGATGTGCTTGTGTTAAAAGTCATCTGCATACCAGCAGAATTGCCTGTCGCGCCAGTATTGCCAGTGACTAGACCAAAGGCCAAAGCTAGTGCGCCACTGGAAGCTGTATAGGTTGCAGACGCTGTAGGAGTGCCGCCAGCCGATACCGCCGATACAGATGCGGTAACAGTATCAACTTTGCCCTCAGAAACCGTCAAATCACCACTACCGTCAAATCCCAGTATTTTATTGGCTCTGGCTGTAGCATCAG